TCAATTTTAGAACAATTAATTGTTACAGGCTTTACTACAACACCATAATCACCATCCATAGTAGAAGAGGAGTTAGAATTATAACCGCTCAAAACAACAGTATCTGTAGGATTATATACCCAGACAGAAATTCCACTGTTTACACTAGACAAAGAGTCTGTTTGTACTTGTTTTACTAAATACCAACCAGCTTTACACGTTATTGATATACTTGTGGTTTCAGACTCTGTAGATATGAGATTCGGATTCAATGGGGTACATCCGTTCCATGGAGTTTGTGTCATAGGAACGCTGCCTTGTTCTAAATATGTTTTTACACCCCAATTTGCAAACATTTCATGAGATAGAGTTTGTTGAACATAAAATATTTCTTGTATTTCGTTCAATTCCGCTGCTTGTAGCGGAAATCCTGGTTTAAAGGCCACTGCATAATAATTTTTCCCCGAATCAATTTGAGATTCGACTCGGCTATTAAATGGTGCACTTTTTAGTGGAAATTGAACTGTAAATGGATGTGGTATAGTCATTTTTATATGTCTGAAATATTTATGCTAATATTTATTTGATAATTTCTAACCGCATTTGTAGAATCCACGGATATTGGCGTATCGCTTATGTCTGTAAAGGATACAATTTTTCCTGTAGTTTTGTCTAATTCTGGTGTGACTAAAGAATTTACTGAATAATTTGTACGCGGTGAGCCTGTAATAGTAACCAGTTGTCCTACTTGTAAAGCTGTTTTTGCATCAGCAATGTCTATTCTATAACCTTCTTGTCTAGTGGTAGACGATATCTTAACGTATCCATCATATTTTATGCTAGGAGAAACCCGTATTCCCGTGGAAAGTGCACTGGCAAAAATAGTATAATTAGACAACCCAGATCTAGTGCCGCGAACATTTGATGTTATTTCTCCGGTATAAATGTCTTCTAAAAGTTGATTGTTGATATTTACTGCCATGTTATTACGCTTCTATTATAGTTGGTCCTGTTACAGCAAATGCATACGTTTGAAGTGTTCTAAAACTATTGTCTCCTTCAGGATAGATAGCCGGTGCATCAGAATCGTATAATTTAGGATCTACTAGCACTGCAAATTTTGTTATATTTGAGGTGCTAACTACGCTACTAATTTCGTCTGTGGTTACATTCAATTTTATTCGTATACGTTTTGCTGGAATTAAAGATGTAGGATTTGTGTAAAGATCTTCTGGAAAATAATAAAGTTTTACTAAATTTTCTAAATTTGTTCCGTCTGCATTTAGATCTGTGACCTGAGAATAGCCAGAACCGGAAGCAACTAAAGACACTCCAGTAACTTCGTATTGGCCGTAAGCATACGGAACAGTAGTAAAATTAATACTTGCTCCAGAACCAGAAACATCCAAAATTTCTATTGGTTGATTTTCTGTTGTAATAATTTTATTTGTGGCTGCTTCTAAATTTATACGAGCAGCCATTATACCTTTATTATTTTGAAAGTCATTTAACAGATATAGTGCGTATTCTCGGCTAGAACCTGGAACTAAATCTACAGACTGTTCTTGTAATTCATCCTGTAGTGTTTTTATCGTTTTGGTTGCAGGACATAACGGATTTTCTGTTAAATGAGATCCGGTTATTCCTCCTGCCGTAATTCCACTTAAAAATAATACGTCTCGATCCAAAGCTTCTGCTAATTTTTGACACTCAAAGCAATCAGAAAATATAGTCTCATTGGTTACATCGCCCGCATAATACACTTCTTGTGTTATTTCGTCTACGCTATTCTCTTTAAAATACAGACAACAACAACCAAAAGCAGTTACTCCTGTACCACAAAGTGATTCGTAACGTTCACTAAACGACTGGTAGTTTTTTACTCCAGATAAATTTGGCAGTGGTAGATCAGTTTTTGACAAAAAATCTAGTTGGCTAATGTCAACTTTAAAAAGCGGAATCCAACTATAGCCGTCTTCATATGTCTGAATTTCTGGTTCTACGTGTGATGGTATCACAGTAGAAAGTCCTGCATCTTCGGTTATTACGTTATTTGGTTTATTATCGGTGCACAGATACACTGTTCTATTAGACGGATTGTACACGTAATAATTGGAGGAAGTGGTGTCAGGAGTCCACGCATCGTAAACTTTGCCGTATTGCCACTCGTTGTTGTCTGCAACATAACATTTTTCTAAATTATTAACTCTACGGGCTACTAATGCATCTGCCTCTGGAGTAAACGAATCGCTTGGAGTTTTTCCGGGTAAACCACCAAACACTACGTGTAGTTCTGGTAGTTTTAAGGTTTCAACTATTTCGTTTGTTAGATTTTTATTGCTCATGGTGGATTAGGAACAAGTTAGCCCCTCATTTGGATATGTATAACCGGAAAGTGGTGTTAAAGTTGTAAAATCGCCTACGATGACATCCGCAAACGATATTCCTGCTTCGTATTGTGATATTTGTTCATCCCATGTTGGAAATTTGTATATTGGATAGCCTGTTACTCCTCCGTAAGAACCTGAACAACCAAAAGTATGCCCTATAGATCCTGTAGAGCCCAAAGTATATAATGCGTAATTTCTAAAAACAGAAATTTCAGATTCGGTGTAAGTAACGTTATCGTTTATGGGATTATTGGGTATATCAAATCGTATATTAAAAAAGTCTTTAGTACCAGCCGGATGTAGTACAGGTTTAATCGCAGCAGTGTAAGCGTCTAAAGACACACCAGGAGTTGTTAACACGTATGAAAAATCTTGCCATAGATTATTGTCTTGTATCACAGAATAATTTAAATAACTAGACGTTGATTCTGGATAAAATTCTGAAAGTTCTGTATACTTAGGTGTTTCTGAAGGCTGGGTGGTCTGCATCCACTCGTAACGACCACCATTAAGTCTTAAAATGTATTTTTTAGGATAAGAAATAGTTATTTTATCCGGATCTACTCCAAAAAAGTCATTTATAAGCGATCTGAAAGAATCTTCTGATCCTTTTTTTGCGTACAAATTAATTTTAATGTTGTCTATTATTTGTTTAACTTTTTGGGGAGAAACTATATTATTTGTTATAGTTTCTGTTGGTAATGAATTAAAGTATGTGTACGCTAAATGCTGAATTAGTTCCTCTGGTATAGTTTCTGTATCTAATAAATCTTCTAATTTTAAAAAACTTAACGTGTTTATATCGGACGCATTACAAGAAATCCAATCGTAATAATTTTGTGTTAATGAAATTAATACAGAATTTCCGTTTTCATTTAATCGTAACCAGTACGGAAATAATTCCTTAATATTTAAAGGATATTTGCAAGATCCTGGTAATCCTTCAGTTGGGGCAAAAAACGAAGCAACTGGCTGATTTAAAGCAGCAAATTCTGTTTGTGGTTCTGTTTCTAACGTGGATAAAGAAACATCAACAGCATACTTTTTATCTGGTAGAGTTTTTGTAAAAAGTAATATCATTTTATACTACTGTAACTGTTGTATTTACATTAATTAAAAATTCATCTTTTATTGTAATTGCTGTAGTATCTTCTAAACGTGCAGTTACGGTTATTTGTGTATTTAGTGGTATTACTCCTGAATTTATATTAACAATACCGTTTGTATAATTTACGGTCCCTAATCTGCCTAAAGAAGGCAATGGAACTCCTTGAGTCGTGTATGCTATTATTTCTCCATCCGAATCTGAAAGCTTATTGTCTCCTAAACGGATTGATTGAGAATTGTAAGTAAACTGTGAGGAATCAATATTACGAACCAAATTCTTTTGTATATTATTCTTAAAATAAATTGTTTTTTCTGTACCCGAACCTTTTACTATTATATTCATAAAGGCAGAAGATATATCTACTCCTCTTACTGATGGATAGTTAGTAGCTATAAGAGTTTTTAAATTCGGTAAATTTATTGAATTATTAAAACTTAATTCAGAATTATAAAAATTATTAACAACTGTCGCAATACCAGATAACTGTGATGTAGTTACATTATTTGCTACTAAATTTAGATCTACTGTTACTAATTGTGGTTGAATAAATTCTGGTACTACGGTGACTATTGATTTTGATTTTAAATACGATATTGTTTTTTTAACTGATTCTGATTGTGGAGTTAGTGTTAGATCCGCAAAAGACACAAACACTCTTCCGTGTGATGCTGGATCTCCGTCTTCGCCTCCCCAAATATTAAGTTTTTCGATAGAGTCTATTCCTGCAGGTAATAGATTTGACGCTAATAACAACCCGTAATAATCGTCTTTAGTTACTGCTCGATCATTGGTTGCAAATAATTTTGGAGCAAAAAACTTAACAAGATCCAAATCAACAGAATCTGTTCCGTTGCCGGTTATTGAAGGCGTTGTTACGGTTATATCTGAATTTAATACAGAAGATATTCCGTTAGCTTTAGAACCTGTTGGGACCAAATAAGAAACAGTAACCACATCGGTGTCTGATATAGTTTTACCAAAAGAAGTTTGGTAATCGTTTAAAGTTCTTTTTCCAAATATCAGATAAAATCCTTTAGGGGTTCTGTCTATAAAATATACATTTCCATCAGGTCCAGGAGAAGGCTGATAATTATTATATTTAGTCCAAACTTCTCCGTTTACTTTAACCCTAACAGTATTTAAATCTACTCCAGTATTGCCTATAAATGCTTTTTGTTCTGTGGCATTTACTGCAACAGGTAAATCATTAATAACTAACCGTGCTTCATATAATGTAACTGGAGTGTCTGATCCTGATACTACGGTTACGTCTTCAATAGGATAAAATCTATACACAGTTCCTGATGTTGAAGTACCACTAAAATTTGTAGTATATGCGGTTAAAGTTATAGACGATGCAGTTTTAGGAGTAATTTCTAAATCTATTTTAGAACACGTTTTTCCTCCAACCAAATATCCTAGCGGTTTTACTAGAGACACTATATTATTTTCTATTTGAGCTGTATCTAAAAACGCTTCATTAGCAATCATGTTGCTGTAAAAGCCGTAATATAACGTGTTGTACGCAAAAATATCTAACAGTAAATTTAAACCAGAACCATCAAAATCATATCCTTGAAATTCGCTTTTGCCGCTTAAATACGTTTTAAGTGAATTTTTTATACTTTCAAAATCTAGTGTAGATATGTTTATTTTTGGTGTTGTCATTATTTGTTCGAGCCTACTGTTACGTTTATTTGTTTTGTTATCCCCTGATTAAATACAGGAGAAAAAGATATTTCTGCAGTCCAATAACCAGAATTGCTGTTAACTATATTTATATTTCGTATTACAGCTCTTGTTTCGTATCGATTCAATGCGGCCTCAATTTGATTTACAAGTAATTCTATTTCTAAAAGAGAAAAATCGTTGTACAACAGATTGTACATATTACCACCGAAATAGCTGTCAAATAATTTTTCTCCTTTAGTGGTTAACACGATATTTTTTATTGACTGCGCTATAGCAGCAACATCGTATTTGTAAGTAATATCATTTGTTAATTCGTTTTTTGTTAGATAAAGATCTATATCGGTATATTTTGCCATGTTATGCTACTCCGTCTCGCATAAGATACAGATACATTGAATGTTTTTGTGCTGTTAGTATACGTTGAACTCTTTGAACCATCCATCTACCGCCAAAGTTAGGAGAATCTATTATAACTATGTTTCCTGGCTTTACTCCTAAACTTCCGTTTACAAGAACTTTAATTCGTTGTGCTGTTATTAATGATGTCTGAGCTTTTCTGTAAAGAGGGGTCATAGGAGGAGTATTCCAGAATGTGGCAGATGTTTTTGAATACTCTTTATAGTATTTAAAATACGGACCAATCAATGGCAGATCACACACCCTGTCTTCACCGGGAACCAATATTTCAGAACTGGGTAAGGGAAAAGACCGATCTCCATCAAACGTTAAACGATTATCGTAGTTAAAAAACAATCTGTTAGTTTCGTTTGAGACGTTTGTTGAATTTTTATACGCAACAATTTTTGATGTGGTTGTTGGTTCTGTTGTTTGTGTAGTTAAAGAACTGCTTGCCGGTGCGCTCTCGGGGCATGAAAAAGACTCACAGTCTTCACACTCGTACCAAGTTCCTTGACCTTCGCAGCGTTCTCTGGTACTATTAAAACAACCGTCTCCTATAGAACTACAGCACGCTCCGTTTTCACATGATCCTTGCCCAGGATCAGTTTCATCGCTGCCCCCTTCTTGTTTAATTTCAATATATTTTTTCCAATTATCAGGAATTTGTGGTGCAGGTTTAAATTCTGGGGGAGTTTCTGTACTGGGAGGATTAAAACAAATACAGTTATACGGAGAATACGGATCAGAATAATCTATTCCAAACCAGTCAAGTCCTAATTTAGACTGTATTAAACTACATTCCGTACTAGCATTTTTTAGTATTGCCAGTTCTAGATCTGATGGATTTGGAAATCCTAAAGGAGCAGCACTAAACAATTTGCTTGGGCAATTACAATACGGATTGTCTGGTGGACAGTTAGAGTCAGTAACCGGTCCGTAAGGACTCATGCACTCTTTAGACGTATCGTAAGTAGACACAATATTTCTTTTACTGGGAGGGTAATAGAACTGATCAGTGTCTAAATTGTACGGAAATCTGCTCATTTTATAAGTATATATTACGTTTCTTCACCACAATCTGTACAGATACCGTCATGCGCGTTTTCTGTATCAAATATAAACATGTTTTGCATAGGACTTCTGAACAGTTCTGGATTTGTGTTTGGTGATTTACCGGCTATTAATTGTGATATATCAGAATTTGATGTAGTATCCAGTAATAATTCTAATTTATTAATATAATCGTCGTTTATACCAACCATTCCTGTTAATGATTTTCTTGGTATTTTATACATCTGAACAATTCTTCCACCAAAGTACATGCTAGATGCGGTAGGATCTACTCCTCCGTCTTCCCAATCTGGAGGACATCCGCCTTCTTTGTCTATAATTCTAAATTTACCTACAGGCATCATAGAAAAATTCTTAGGATAGGATGTATACTCTTTTCGTAATTCTTCGTCTTCTGTGTTAAGACCCAAAGTATCTGTTATGCCTGGATTAGACATTAAAGTAAACGGAGAATCAGGATTACCTTCAGCACCATTGGCCTCGTGTGTTTTAGGTATTCTAGAATTTAAAATTTCATTTAAGTTAAACGCTCGTGTGTCTGCAAATCCAGCACCAGCCGAGGCAGTCCCGTATGCTGCTCCTTTAGGACGAACAAATATAAACGGAAAACTGTTGTCTTCAAATTCTATAATTTGATAAAATTCGTTTTCTAACACTTCGCTTATTTCTTCTCTAGGCCAGAATTCTACTTCTACCCAGTCGTATGCCCATATACCACTGGAATCATTAATAACATTATCAGACCCTCCCTTTCCATCGCTTCCGTATATTTTTTTAGCACCTGTTAGGACTGCAAAAAATGTTTCCGGAGCAGAACGAACACAACAACCAGAGTCTTTAAATAAATTCCACATTTCTTTCCCGCGTTTAGCTGTTGCATACGCTTTTCTGTTTTCGTTCAAGGGCCATTTAATGTTTTTGTAAATAACCTTTAACCAAGCAGCAGGAAGTTCACAAAAATCAAATTGAGATTTCCAATATTTGTTTTGCAATCTGTCTGGTTCTATTTCAGTATTATCATTTGCGTAACTATTATAATTATCGTAATAATTCCACCAAGGAGAATTGCTATCAGAGTATGTTGTTTGATAAAACCCGTAATTTGTGTCTGTTAATCGTACAGTAGAACTATAAACAGATCCTGGTGCAAAATCTATTAAACGAGAGTTTGCTATACTTCTCCACGGAGAAACGGAGTAATCGTAAACTAATTTTTGTTTTTGTATGTTTAAATTAGTGTCTCCAACACTTTCGTATACTGTACTCCAATTCGGTTTAACACGAATATATTCACTAAAAAATGCACCAGCGTCAAATAATTTAGTTGGAGACACTGTATTAAGTACTTCAAAACTAACTATGGCATTTGCTCGATTTTCATCTAAACTCATTATATACGTTTGAGCTGCCGTTTGTTGTGTTAGCGTTTCTATAGATTTAAAATTCCAACCGTATAAGTCTTCCCAGAAGAAAAAATTAACTGCATTTTTATTTCCTGAAAAACAAGCGTACTCACAGATATAATTTACTAATTGGCTTATACGAACACCGCTGCCTATTTTAGACCACGGGTATAGTGCGTGATCGTGTTTATACCAAATATCATTGTATGTGTTGTCTGCATATAAAGGTTTATTTAATAATGGAGCTATGACCTCCTGCATAAATCCACCAGAATTGTCTGTTGGTGCACGAGGCAATTCGGGTACTTCATATACATCGCTTCCGCTACCCGTTTTTGAAATTTTTCCAATCCAATCGGTCCCTGGTAGATTTTGAAAGTTTCCGTATAAAAATATATTAGAAGCAAATCGAACAACTATTTTTGTTGGTCTTGCTCCTTCGCCACTTGGATTATTCACTGGTCCGGCAGATATTGATTTATCTGCCAGATCTGTAGCAACTGTTATATCAACTATATCAAAATAAAAAGTACCAAATAAAGATGTAGTTTGGTCTCGTATTGTGATCACGACCTGTGAAATGTTTCCAGCTAACTGTATTTGATTTGTCAGCTCCATATTTGGAGAAGTGTCCCAATACGAAACAGATCCAAAGATAGACTCTGCAAACATATCTTCATCTATTATAATTTCTTCAAAAGATATTGGATTCGTTGCATTTACATTCACACTACGTGGATATAAAACTAAATCACCAATTCGCACAGCCAAATCAACGTTAGGAAATGGTATATTTGGTTCTTGAATCAGACTCATAATTCACTTATCCTTATTTCATTGTTAGTTAATGGTGAAACATCATTCATCAGTTCTCGTATGGCCTTTTCTAAATTTGCAACACCGGTTAAGCTTAATTGTTTAATTTGTGTTTTATTGTATAAATCTATATCCATTAGCTCTTTTCTAAGAGTAATGAAATTTTCATTAGTATCTGCTGTTTGATAATCGGTTATATAGATGTTTAACCAGTTATTATTTGTAGTGACATCTATAATTTGACCATTAATTGTAACATATTGTGGAGAATCTAAGTATTTTTCAATACTTAATAATTGGTTTTGTACTGTTTTTATTTGTTCGTACCCGTTGTTTCCTGCTCGCCATACAGATACTACAGTACCAGACGGATCTTTAAATAACATAGAAGATTCTGTAGTAAATTGATAATTTTTGACAAATATTCGTTTATAAACATCATCAATAGAATCTACTACACCTGTATATTTTACGTTTTCTCCTGACCCCTTTAGTGTAATATGCTCGTATCCAGAACTGATTAGATTGAACTCACCACTCAACCCTAAAGGAGACACCTTTTCTGTTGTTAGTCCGGGGCATCCTCCTTCACCGTATTTTAATATTTTACCCCATATTACGAAAGAATTGTCCGAATTTATAGCTGCTGAATGGTATCGTCCTGCAGAAATTTTACTGTAAGTTCCAGACGGTACATCTAATTGACCGTCTGCAGTCATACCCCAACCGTAAATTGTTCCCGCAGTATCTAATGCAAGGGCATGATTTGCAGTAACGGACACTGCAGTTATTCCGGTTGCACTAGGAACAGAAAAAATATCGTAACTGTTATTAGCACCAAATGCTGTTAATCCAAAGGTAGACGGCAAAATACCAACACAAAATCCTAAACCACAATCTGCATTATATAAATTAGATGGTCCGGTTAATCCAAAGTAAATTACACTATTTGACGATTTTATTCCAAGCCCACCAGAGATACCATTCGTCCATACAGTCTTTACAAATGGTCCGGTATTTCCTGCAGAATATAAATTAAAGTCTGTACAATCACCAAAACACTCCAGATAACCTGTAGAATTTATTGCTACAATTCTGTCACCGGACGCCTCTATAAACGAGTATCCTCCACTACTGGACTTATACAAGTTTCCTGTTTTGGTAAATGTAGTTAATCCTATATCTTTACCCCAAGCGTAAATATAGCCTTTAGAATCCAAACAAGAACTGAAATAATTACCACTAGAAACTTGAAGTATATCGTTCTGTACATTTAAATTATCTGGTATTATTGCTTGTCCGTAATGGGGCGAACCACAAACAGACTCTGAAGTTACTCCTCCTGCACCATAGCACTTTATACTAAAAGGACCTGTGCCTGTTTCGTATATTATTAAATCTCCAATAGAAATGCCAGCAATATCTGTTCCTTCGTACGGATTTAAACTGGTTCCTGTAAATCCTGTAGATCCTGCAGCTGGAATAAAATCTGAAATATTAGCAAACTGATACACCCATCCGTTATATTCGGATTCTATCTGTTGTACATAACTCTCTTGTCCTTGGCCCCATTCTCTCAGAGGATTTCTTATTCCATTAGCCACAAATAGGCCCCAATACAAATTTGGATTATTGTATAAACGAACACTTAGTTGATCTGGCCGTTCTCCGGGTAATATAGTACTTGTTAATAGTGCGTCTTCTCTGTCAAACACAATATTAACAGATCTAAAAATATCGGTTACATCTTGTGTAATTCCATTAAATTGATATTTAATTTTTGGAAAAAGATGTAACATTTTAAGTGCTTGTTGGGGGTTGGGGTCGTGTATAAGTGGTATTATGAGCCGGTGGTGCATTTCTAGCTCCACCAGCAAATCGTTCTGCTCTGGATAACAACTGAAGATCTCCGAATCCTTGTTGAAAGGCTGGTTCTAGTTCTATAAACGTTAATTTAATGTTTATAGCAATAGGTCTGTAACTAGGAGAAGCAAAGGGAATGTTTAGTATTGGGGAACGATTAATGTCTACGCTTTTTAAAACCGAAACCAAGGGATCACCATCCCAATAATGTGGAATAAACTCACTATCTTGTGTATTTAATAGGTTCAAATTGGCTCCAGGTTTATTTGCCTTAAAATACCATATTGGAGGATGGCGCATTGTTAAAAGAGATTGAGTGGATGCTAATGGAAAACAATTAGTTTGAAATATTAAAGCAATATCATTTGCCAGTTCTTCTTGGGACTTGTTTTTAGCAATAAGATCTATATTAAATAGATGTGTTCTACGAGCTCCAGGCTCTAAAACTGTTTCCATGTGATCAAATCTGACAACCGAACCTCCGGTTAAGAAGCTTCTAGCCAATTCCTGAGTTGCGGACAGTTGTTGTTTTAATGTACCGACCATACTACCGGTTTCTACCAGTTGTACGTTTAACATATTTCCTGCTGTATAATTTTGGCTGTTTGCTGTTCTTAGTTCTTTGGGATACGGAATACTTACTACAACTTGTGCGTTATTTACAACTGCTGCACGTGTTCTTGCACTGTTGAATGTAGACCACTGAGCTACATAAAAAGACATCCATACAGGAATATCTTTGTGCATGGGATCAGACGGATGGGGAAAATAATAGGTTGCTGGCATTTTGGTTATAAATATATATTGAAATTTTTATGCCTTATAAAACAAAATACGAACCTAAGTACCCAGAAAAATACACAGGCAACTGGAAAAATATAGTATGTCGTTCCAACTGGGAACGTAAGTTTTGCAAATATCTGGACGAGAACCAAAACGTTGTTAGATGGTCTAGTGAAGAAATAAAAATACCGTATTTATCAACAATAGACAAACAAATACACCATTATTATCCCGATTTTGTGTTTGAAGCTCTAAAAGAAGACAAAACTGTTGAAACATTCATGATAGAAATAAAACCTAAAAAACAAACACTACAACCAAAGCCTAGAAAAAATAAAAGGGCATATTTAAATGAATGTATAACTTACGAAACAAATTTATGTAAATGGAAAGCAGCGTCTAAATACTGTACAGATAACGGGTGGATCTTTAAAATATTAACAGAAGAAAATTTGTTTAAGAACCAAAATGACAATAGATCCAACAACACACAACAACCTATTACGTAAATCCGACGTATCTTCTTTGATTCAAATTTTTCAAAATTTAGGTGGATTTCAAAGATCCAATCAATTTCGTGTTGAAATTGAAGTTCCTGCGGTATTAAAAGCCAAATGGGGAACTATTCCTCCTTTGTTTGCTTCCTATACCCAAATACCATCACAGGTGATTAATTATTATCAAGACACAATGTCTCCTTCTGGTGCTTATATTGATATTCCAGTAAAAAGAGATTTTGACGACCGATTTATTATTGACTTTATAGTAGATAAAAATTGGGAATGCCGAAGATTTTTTGATGATTGGATGGAATTTATGTTTGAGACTAATAGTGGTGCTGGTGGAAGAAAAAACTCATGGATTGTTAATTGGTGGGATCAAATAGTAGGAAACGTAAACATTTACGCGTTAAATCAATCGGTTGTTTCTGGCACTACTAACAACGTAAATCGTCAAATACGTCTAGTAGACGCTTGGCCTAGCACTATTTTACCTACACAGATGATGAACGATACTCCCAACGACTATTTGACATTAAGCGTGGATATGAACTATAGATACTACGAAATGTATAACGGTGCTGGCGCAAAAATTGAAATTTCAAACAATTCTTAAAATTTATGCCTATAAAAGACTTATTATTATCAACACTTCCTCAATATTGCGATGTTCTGGCTTCTGGGAAATCTGTGTGTTTCAGACCAATGATAGTTTCAGAAGAAAAAGCTTTATTATTAGCTAAACATTCAAACAACAAATTAGCAATATTAAAAACACTAAACACTATTCTTAACTCTTGTTTCGGATCTTTTAAAGACGTTTCTATACCAGATTTTGAAAATATGTTTTTGCTGTTGCGTGCCAAATCTATAGGAGAAGTAGAAGGATTTACTGTAAAATGCCCGCAAACTAGCGAAGAAGTAAATATAAAAATAAATCTACTAAAAGATATTAATATAACTAAAACAAAAACTACAAATAAAATTAAATTAAA